GGCTAAGAAGAAAATGATGGGTGGTGGCATGGTGAAATATCAAAAAGGTGGAATGCAATCTTCTCCCGGTACAATGAACACTATGGCAACCTCAAGCTTTCCTTCTAAAGACTCAGTAGTAAGCAGGAAGCCTAGGACTAAGAATGGCACTATGACCTACAACATGGGTGGCATGGTTAAGTCTCAGGTAGACAATCTAAAGAAAAAGAAAAACGCATAACGGGGTTGCAATCTTGTATGTAGTATGATATAGTAACCTGTGGTATAACTGTCTCTGGTCAAAAGGAGACACACCATGAAGAAACTTTTTAAATCATTACTTACAGCAATACAAGAAGGTCAGTTGCGTAGAGTGCAATACTGGCAGCTTAATAGCATGTCAAACGAGGCTCTTAGAGATATAGGAATAACACGTGGTGAAATCAAAAAAGTCTTCGACAAGCACGGTTAATGCGGCGGGTAATTATACTAAGCCTACTATGCGTAAATCTCTTGTTGCCTCCGTTAAAGCTGGCAGTTCAGGAGGAAAACCCGGGCAGTGGTCGGCCCGTAAAGCACAAATGGTTGCTAAAAAATACAAAGCTAAAGGCGGGGGATACAAGGCATGAAGGGCGTAAAGCATTATAAGAAGGATGGTACTGAACATAAAGGTGGTACTCACAAGATGCCTGATGGCTCTTTGCATACTGGTAAGGCACATAGTAAAACAAGTGTAAAATTATTTCACTATAAAGACCTAAGTAAAACAGCAAAGGCTAAAGTAGATGGCACTAACAAAAAGTCAAAAAAGCCTTAAGTCTTGGACTAAGCAGAAGTGGACTACTAAAAGTGGTAAGCCTTCAACACAAGGGCCAAAGGCCACAGGTGAAAGGTATCTACCTAAGAAGGCTATTAAGTCTCTTAGTGATTCTCAGTATGCCTCTACAACTAGAGCTAAACGAAAAGGCACTGCTGCGGGTAAGCAGTTTGTGGCTCAACCTAAGAAAGTTGCAGCCAAAGTAAAGCCGTATAGGAAAGTTAAATGAGAAACTTAACAGAAAAACAACAAAAGTTTTTAGATGTTCTTTTTGAAGAGGCTAAAGGAGAACCTGCTCAAGCCCGTAAGTTAGCTGGCTATGCGGAAAATGTTTCTACTTCTTCTATTGTAAATGCTTTGCAAGAAGAAATTGCAGAAAGAACTAAAAAGTTTATTTCTACTACAGCTACTAAAGCTGCATATTCTATGAAGCATATCATGGATAACCCTACTGATCTTGGTAATAAAGAAAAAATAGTAGCAGCAAAAGATATTCTTGATCGTGGTGGATTTAAAGCTACAGATAAAGTAGAAGTATCTACTTCTAATCCTTTATTTATCCTACCACCTAAAGATGAGTAATATAGGTAAAGTGTGGGAGTTACCTGCACCTAGAGAAGATGAAGAGTTTGAATGGCGGTCAGTAGTAAGAGTAGGCAGACTAATACCTTTTGGGTATAAACAAGACTCTGAAGATAAAGATATACTTAGACCTATACCAGAAGAGTTAGAACTACTAGAAGAAGCTAAAAAATATCTCAAACAGTATAGCTATAGAGATGTATCAGCTTGGTTAAGTGAACAATCTGGTAGGTACATATCCCATGTAGGATTAATGAAGAGAGTAAAAATTGAACGCAAACGTAAGAGAGAAGCTGCAGCACAACGCCACCTTGCTGAAAAATACAAAGCCGCCCTCGAAAAGGCGAAAAAACTCGAAGAAGAAAGACTCGGTGGAAAAGACCTCAAGTGTTGCACAAATAACACAGTCGGAGAGTTACTCTAAAGAAGATGTAATCTTTGAACCTAATCCCGGCCCTCAAACTTCTTTTTTGTCGTCAACAGAACAAGAGGTTCTTTATGGAGGTTCTGCTGGTGGGGGTAAAAGCTATAGTTTAATAGCAGACCCAGTAAGATATTTTTCTAATCCTAGTGCTAGGATGTTGTTAGTTAGACGTAGCACAGAAGAACTAAGAGAACTTATTTCTGTTTCTAAACAGCTATACCCAAGGGCTGTTCCCGGAATTAAGTTTATGGAGAGAGATAAGACTTGGGTAGCCCCATCAGGCGCAACACTGTGGATGAGTTACCTTGACAGAGATGATGATGTTATGCGTTACCAAGGCCAAGCCTTTAACTGGATTGGATTCGATGAGCTTACACAATGGCCTAGCCCTTATCCTTGGGATTATATGAGGTCAAGATTACGTACTAATAGAGATAGTAAGCTACCTTTGTACATGAGAGCCACTAGTAACCCCGGTGGCCCCGGACATCAATGGGTTAAAAAGACTTTTATTGACCCTCAAACACCTAATAAACCTTTCTGGGCTACAGATATAAACACTGGTGAAATAGTAGCATGGCCTAAAGGACACTCAAGACAAGGTGAACCTTTATTTAAACGTAGGTTTATACCTGCTACTTTGTTTGATAATCCATACCTAGCAGAAGATGGTATGTATGAAGCAAATCTTTTATCCTTACCAGAGCATCAACGTAGGCAATTGCTAGAAGGTGATTGGGATATAAATGAAGGTGCAGCATTTCCTGAGTTTAATCGTAGTATTCATGTTATAGAACCTTTTGATATACCCAGTAACTGGGTTAAGTTTAGAGCATGTGACTATGGGTATGGTTCTCATACTGGTGTTGTATGGTTAGCAGTAAGTCCTTCAGAACAAATTATAGTATACAGAGAAATGTATGTAAGTAAAATTATTGCTACAGATTTAGCTGACATGATCTTAGATGTAGAACAAGAGGAGAAAATAAGATATGGAGTTCTTGACTCTTCTTTGTGGCATAATCGTGGCGATACTGGCCCATCTCTTGCTGAACAAATGATTATGAAAGGTTGCAGATGGAGGCCATCTGATAGATCAAAAGGCTCTAGGGTAGCTGGTAAGAATGAATTACATAGGCGATTGCAGGTAGACGAGTTTACAGAAGAACCTAGACTTGTATTTTTTAATACTTGTAAAAATATAATTTCACAATTACCTGCACTGCCTTTAGATAAAAATAACCCTGAAGATGTAAATACACATGCCGAAGACCACTTGTATGATGCGTTAAGGTATGGCATAATGACAAGACCAAGAAGTAACTTGTTTGATTATAACCCTGCTACTAGTACAGGGTTTCAAGCAAGTGACCCTACTTTTGGATATTAAGGAAATAGTATGGAAGAAGAATTTGAAGAAACAATGGATTCACAAGAGTCTACAGCTTTAACTGACAGTGAAGAAGATTCTTATTCTGATCCTCTTTCAGGTACAATAGTTAGCTTAGTTAAACATAGGTATTCAAAATCTTCTCTAGCTAGAGATACTGAAGAACGTAGGTGGTTGCAAGCCTATCGTAATTATCGTGGATTGTATGGACCTGATGTACAGTTTACTTCTACAGAAAAATCACGTGTGTTTGTTAAAGTAACTAAAACAAAAGTACTTGCTGCCTATGGGCAGATTATAGATGTTTTATTTGGCAACAATAAATTTCCTATTAGTATTGAACCTACTACCTTACCTGAAGGTGTTGCAGGATCAGTACACTTTGAAACTGATGATAATATTAAAAAAGCAACAGGGCCAACAGAAGAAGATATGCAGCTTCTTCCGGGTGAAACCTATCCTCAACTACAAGAACGTCTTGCAGGGCTACAGGATAAGCTAGAGCCTGTACTTGATATTCTTAAAGAAGGGGTAGGAAGTACACCTACTCAAGTGACTATTCATCCTGCAATGATTGCAGCTAAGAAAATGGAAAAAAAAATCCATGATCAACTTGAAGAGTCTAATGCTAATAAACAATTACGTGTAACTGCATTTGAATGTTCTTTGTTTGGTACAGGGGTTATGAAAGGTCCATTTGCTATGGACAAGGAATACCCTAATTGGAATGATGAAGGTGAATACTCCCCTACTATAAAAACTATTCCACAAACTTCTTCTGTTTCTATTTGGAACTTCTATCCTGATCCTGATGCAATTAATATGGATGAAGCAGAGTATGTAATTGAACGCCATAAAATGTCTCGTTCTCAAATGCGATCACTTAAGAGCCGACCTTTCTTTAGGGCAAACTCTATTGACTCAGCTATTGATGTTGGAGAGTCCTACACAAAAGAATGGTGGGAGCAAGCAATGGAAGATGATGCTCAAGAGTCTAAAGCTGAAAGGTTTGAGGTACTTGAGTTTTGGGGTAATGTAGACATAGATGTTCTTGAAGGACATGATATTGATATACCTAAAGAACTAAAAGGTTTAGATGAAGTAAGTGTAAATATTTGGATTTGTAATGATCAAGTACTACGTCTTGTTATGAATCCATTTACTCCTACACTTATTCCTTACTATGCAGTACCCTATGAGATTAACCCTTACAATATCTTTGGTGTAGGTTTAGCTGAGAATATGGATGACACTCAGACTCTTA